TGATGAAGCAAGTCAACACTTTTTTACCTGATGAAGTTTTGGATCGTTTGCAAAAACAAGCTGATTATCAAGGCATTCCACGTTCAGAATTGATACGCGAACGACTTACCGCTCCACTGAAACCTGTTGGCCTTACGACTGATGTTTTTCATAAAACTGTTATGGAAGTACGTCGTCGTTACAGCTACGGTCTTGACAGGCAGCAAGCCGAAAGCATCGTCGCCTGCGTTGTCTACTTACTTTTCAACCAAACCAAGCATGATACGGACAATTAATTTTCAATTCTCCATCAACAAAGATGACACCGACTCCCCACTTGCAATTGCTAGGTTCACCACTTACAACGAAGATGGCAGTGTTTGGTTTGTTGAACAAATAACTTATGAAGATGATTCCAATTATTTTCAGACAGAAGTGTTGGCCGCTATTAACGGAGGCTCTGACGTATGCGTTATATCACCCTTTGAATTAAAGGATTTTGAATGGTTAAATGAGCTAGTCAATGTTTAGACATGGCAAATGCCTCAACCTCGGTCAGGACGACAGCTGATCATGGATCGGCTTCATAAGGCCATCCAACGCTCCACTACTGGCGACTTGCAAAGGGCTGCCATGTTTTTGGAGCGTGCAAGAGAGGTACGCGCTGACAGCCGTAATCAACGCACCAGTGCAAGACAATCCCAAGCAACTGCTTGGAAGAAAAAAGTTGACAACTCTATAACATGGTAAGGTTGCAGTAATACAGTATTGGTCGATGGCAACAAAACACGGAAACCGCGTATACATCCAAGTCTTACTTGAGCCGTTCCGTGGCCAGCTCTTCCTTGATCAAGCTGAAAAACACAACCTTAGAGCTTCAGCTCTAGTGCGAAACATTGTCTACGACTACCTTGCAGAGTCTCTTGATGAAGACTCTTACTGTGATGCAGTCGTCAAAGACAAGCAAAAATGGCAGCAGGCTGTAGACGCCAGGCTTGAAGGACGCGCACAAACTCAACGCGCTAAAAACGCTAAAGAATGTTCTGAGACTCCAGAGATCCAATCCGATTCACAGCCTGACGCAGCATCAGACCTTGATAAAAGTTCTGCTGAATAAGCGCTACGCACAGATCGCGTACTTCAGCTAAGTCCGTGGTCTGCTTGATTCCACGACAACTGCATTCAAGGTTTAACTTCTGTTCCAGGCTTGGCTCGATAATCATCCAGTCCATTGGAACGCTCCAGTGAATTCAGGTAACGGCGCTCGGAAGCGTATGGCTCCCTTGCACGCATGATGTCACCGACAACAGGAAACAACCACTGGTCTACCCGCACACAATATTTGAAATTGTATGGGTCCATACAACCTATAACGACTGTTGTCCAGAACGCGGTCAGATAACTCCAAATTGCGTAAAAACTCATGTAAATAACACACCTTGCTCAATACAGCTTGGAAGCTTTTTATTGCCCCACTGATCTCCCATGGCTTGAGCTACTCCTTCATAGGTTCTACTGCGCTCTTTCCAACGATCAGGCCCTGGAGGCATCTTGTGAACTTTAGGCTCACGGCCTTTAACGCAATTAGTGGGCCTAAGACAAGGTAAATTTTTAAGCCAGAAACAAGTAGCTTTTACTTCTCCATGTCCATACTCCCAAGGTTGAATAATTTGATCTGGTGGTCTTATAGCAGAACTTATCACGCTAATAGGGTTTTCAATGCACCATCGGTCAATAGGTGCATCCATAAGTAAGCGAACAAAATTTAAAGCTTGTTGTTGCCTTCCATCAGCTATTTTTTCTGGAAAATGCTTGCTGCCACTTACGGCTAAATGAGTGCAAGGTGGATGCGCTACCATCAAATCCCAATGATCGTAAAGCAGTTCTTCAACAGGACACTGATAATGCCACTGCGGATCTCCCTCACATTCAAGCAAGTCGCAACTCCACGCATCATGACCATAACGTCGAAATGCGTCTCGTACACGACCGCTGTATTCACAAGCAACTAAAACTTTCATGCTCATAGACCATCAACCAAGATGGCCCAGCCAGTATTACTACCTTCTGGCTGCCATCTAGCGTCAAACTCTGCTTGACGTACTTGTACGTTACGCCCCAAATGTGGATTGGAATGACCACCGTTTTGCATATCAGGCAAGCCGCGTGGATCCTGCATTATCCACTCAGGGTCTGAACTGTTTTTTCCTCTATAGCCAGAAATCACACTGTAATGACCGCAACTAACTGAGTTGCATGTTGGTGCGTGGATCGGTCCTTTATCTAGCCAACCTACTATAACTGGACGCCCCATCTCTATTTCTATTTCAATAATGTCTCGGTCTGCATTTTTAATAAATGTAGCATTTAACCCAAGACTTTCTAGCGCCTGTATCTGCGCTTCGACAGAAGTCGTATCGCCATATTTAGAACGTATTTTATTATATTCATCATCTGATTTAACTTTGCCCCAAAAATGCGCGACCATCGCAGCCGCTGAGCTGAAGCACTCGCGGTACCCAGTTCCTGACTCGTTATCCAACTGGGTGAAATAGCGCATGTAGACCTCTTGGTCAATGCCGCTTTCTTTCCACGCATCAAACCATGCGTTGTCTTCTTCCTCCAGAAGGTCTTTAGGCATTCGCTCCTCAAGCTCTTTGATTGCAGCCAGCTGATGGGGCGTACCACGGAACCAATGGAAGAACGGGAGCAAACTAAGACCCATTGCCGCTCCAAACCACTTTCGTCTGGTCACAACGTTAGTTGCGGTTGCTATGACCTTCAAGCCTTGCTACTGATTGTTCCAGCATTGAAAGACGGGCAAAAATTTCCTGGTCCCTCGTTCTGATGTCCGCGTGGAGGATGTCCATCCTGCTAGCTAAATTATCGACAGCAGTCGTCAAACGCACCAAAGAATCCCTTCCTTGCTGGTTTTGACGGTTAATTCCCGTTAGACCAGCAGAAACAACGCCAACAGATGCTCCAGCTATAGCAGCCCAGACCTCAACCACCATTCGACCTCTAGCGTCACTTCATCATGGCAGAGTCACCAGAAAAGCCAGAACAGGAAGATTCCAACTCCCGCTTAGGCGACGTAATCAAGGTTGTGTTGCTTGGCTGGGCAATGGCAATCTTGACCGCGAACTATCTTGGCGTTTTCAAGCAGTCGCTAGACCCAACTTACCCAGCCAGTATCTTAAGTGGCACAGCTGCGTCCTTTGGTTTGTCGGTAGGCAATAACAGGAAGAAGAAAGAAGAGCCTACAATTAAGGAACAGACCCCTACGGCAAAGCCAAAATGAAACGCCTAGCTCTGGTATTGGGCATCACACTGTTTGCCGCTCCAGTGCAAGCAGACATAACCCATAAGATTCAATCATCAGTTTCTTTGTCAGTCGATGGAGCGGGATCTGTCGCCACAAGAATTCCGTCTTCATTTGCGGTATCTGGCTCTAACGTTACTCTTAGTACTGAGCCAGTACTCGGCACTCTTACTTCAGGGACTGCTCTTGGTTATACTCCAGGTGAGTACAGCATTACCACTGCTGGTGATGCTTTTAGTTACAGCGAAAGCTATACAGAAGGAGACGATGTGCCGTCAGTCCTTTCAACAACAGTCACGTCAGGAGTAGTACCTGCGTTGCCTATTTTTGGCAGCACAACAACAACTTCAGGCGGTGTTGCTGGCACTTTGGCAGGAACAATTGCAACTGATGGTGCTTTGACGATTACAGCTGGAAATTCTGGCACTACTGCAATCGGCCAAGTTATCCAGGAACTAACGATCAAGTGATGCTTTGGTATTGGCTTGTCTTCTCGCTAATTCTTTTTGCCGCTCCAGCAAAGGCAGTGCCTGTCGTCCCGAATTTTCAGCAGGGTGTTCTGTCTTCTACCACTACAACTAAGACCAAAGTCACTGAAGTCATTAACTCCTACGAGTACAGGACTGGATATGAGTACAGCGCAAGTGGAACAAACATAGAACCAGACGGGCCTCTTGCTCCAATGGCTTTAGTCACAACTACCAATACTGCTAATGGTATTGCAAGTGTTTGGCGAGGATTAGATCCAGCGCAAAAGCCAGAATGGCGCATTGTAAATCAAGCAGCTAGCTTTCAATTTGTTG